ATCATGAATGAAACATCTATTGAATCTGCATCACTGAAGTTATCAGTGTAAGCAGCACTCTTTTGTCCAGCAGTAGGTAAACTACCATCGTTTCCGTTTGAAAGAACTGATTTTACTGGTAAAGCAGGTGTTGGGAAAGCAGAACCACCAGCAATATCTGCAATAGTGTAGTGTGTACTTGCAGCTGCGTGTGAAGTTCCGTGACCTGACCACCAAATCCAATCTGATTTTTGTGCGATTACGTTTCTGTAATAGTTTAATTGACCGCCTGAATCTTTAGCATCTGAACACTTAGACACGAAACCGTATGTTTCTAATACTGTCTGTGGTGTTCCTGCGATTACGCCTGTTCTGTCGACAACAACTACGTGCATCTCATCATTCGCAATACCACCGTTAACGGCAGCAGCTGATGAGCCTGGTGCTTTATCAAATAAAGCGTAGTGTTCCCAATATCTATCGACTGCAGTGTCATCTGCAACTGCAGCTGTTAGACCACCTTTAACTGGTTGTCCGATTGATTCGATAGTTAAAGTGTTAGTGTTGATTGCGGTAATTCTGTATTGTGTTGAGTGACCTGAGAAAGTAATAATGTCTCTGACTAGGAAATTAGCTCCAGCGTCTACGGCAATCGCAGTGTCTCCGACTGCGTACCCAGCGAGAAGATTTACGAGAGATGCAGAACCTTTGAAATATGCATCACTTGTTGCACATACGTGTACGTCTATATTATTACCTAAAGCGCCTGGGCACCTAGCAATAAATGAACCAACACCGCCTGCACCACCTTCATATGTTGATGCATAGTCTTCTGAACCTTTCAGAAGTTTACTTGCCGTATTGGCAGCGTTTGCGTTAGACATACCTGTGGTATTAATCCTAACTACTCTTAGTGATGAACCATATTTCAGAAATGACTCAGCAGTATAGAAATCTTCTGCACCAGCATCTGTGTTAGCAGGTGTGAAGAAAGATTCTATTAAACCGTTTGAGTCTGAAACTGTTACTACTTCATCAACAGGGCCCCATTGAAATGAACCAGCGTATGCACCTACTGTAGATGATACTGCGGGCACAACATTTGTAAGGTCAACTTCCTTGACCTGTACGCCTGGTGATACTTGAAATGCCATACTTTTCTCCTGTTAATGTAAAAAGTTTTGTTTTACTTGATATATTTATAACTTTAAAGATTCTAAGAATTCTTAAGGATTGTTCCTTTCAGCTTCAAAGAACCATCTATCTCCACCCTCATCTACAAAACTGTCCGCTGTATATGGGTCACCCCCAAATATTCCAGCTGGTAACATATCATCTTCAATGACTCTTTGTTGCTCTGAGTATAAGAGATTCTTAACTTGATGGTTTGTGAGGTGAGTAAAATAATCAGTTGTAATAAACCAAGAAAATAATACGCAATTCATAACCATATCATCGTGATATCCTCTATCTGCTTCAAAGGACATCCCTTTATTTATGAAAGTCATAAGCTCGGTAATCGTGCTTCTGTCAATCAAATTTAATCGGTTCTCCTCTAATATCTCTTTTAATGTAGAACATCCGATTCTTTTAATCTTTTTGGTCATGGTAACACCAATATCTTCAGCTTTAGTCATCCCCTGTGTGAATACATTGTCGTATTCTATATCATAGTGTAACTGACTTGCTACCATAGACCCTTCTGCATTGTTTTCTATTATAACTAATGCAGTGTTGTATGCTGTTGCATACTTATTTATAATATCGGGAAATAACATAGGTGATATCATACTATCCCGATACGTTGCAACTTGTGTGAATGGGTCTGTACTCACATCAAATATAGTCATGGTAGAGAAATCCATTCCTCTGCCTTTTGCAACATCTACTGTACATATATAGGTGTGGTCTTCAACAGGTTTTTGATACACACTAAAACCATCCTTGTACCACTCAGCATCCCATGCTTTTAGACCTAGTAGTGTATTAGAATTGATAAGTGTATTACCTGTTCCTAAGAAACTGTTACCGTACTCTTGTTCGAATTGTGCTTCTGAAGTGTTTGCAATAGTTTCTTTCTTCCATGCTTCGTCTCTGCCTGGCACGTCATACCAGTTGATTGTGAATGATTTATATTCTGATTGGTCATGAATTGCACTCTCATATATCTTATGGAACATATTACCCACACCATTTGCAGTAGATGTGATAATAACCTTTGAATCCTTACCCGAGGTCACAACGGGATATGTTGCAGTATAGAATGTCTCTGCATCGTCTACGAATGCAAACTCATCTAGGTATAGTAGGTTAATTGACAATCCACGAATGGATGATGATGACGTTGCAGCTGCTACAATCTTACTATCGTTTGCAAACTCTATTGAACCTTTGTTGAGAATCTTTACACCAGGCTGCAAGAAGAACGGAACAGACTCTAACATGGTTACAATACGTGCAATCATCTCTCTAGAAATTGCACCTTTGTTAGCAAGAACCGCTACTGTTACTTCGGGTTTAAATAACAGAAACCACAATAAGTATGCACACGAAGTAATTGATTTACCACTCTGACGTGATGCAAGGACTACATTGAAACGATTTGCATCATAGTGTTCAATAAGTTTATCTTGATAACCACGAAGTTTAAAGGGTACCATACCTTCATCTAGTGATATAATCTGTGTGTAGTTTTCAATGAAATGACATGGGTTCTCAGAACACTTTAAATATTCAGCCATTTCATCTGTAGTGTACTGGTGTTCGATACCAGCACGTTTAATCATGCTGTTACCTAAGTAACCTTCATTCTTATTAACTGTCATTCTTATTTTTCTTCAGAAACTTCTGTAGTTCGGAAGTAGAACCAACATATAAATGATTCTCTTGTTTCCCTATTCTCTGTTGGTCTTCGCCCTCTAACTTCTTTTCTCCTACAGTTTTAATTAACTGACCAGCAACTTCATATGCACGTGGGTTTTCTGTCTCCTTACATACATCTAAGATGCCGTCAATTGCATCCTGTCCTCGCTCAACGAGACCATAGAGATTCTCTCTAGTGTATTTGTAATCGGTTTCTATATTTTTAGAACGTTTGTCATCTGTTGGAACAGATTTGACAATCTCTCCAGTCTGTATTTGAATATCCGAAGTTATATCTAGAACTTCGTCTAATTTAGAATCTATATCTTTTGCCATAATTAACTCGCATCGGTAACCTTATCATCAGCAAATGTACTGATTGTTCCGTCATCATAAAATGTAACATTTTCAGCAACAACAAATGTATCATTTGGTTGTACCGACCCAACAAACTTTAGTGTGTCTCCTTCCGAAATAATATTTGCTTCGTTAGTAGTTATTGTACGTCTGTCATCAGAAATTGTGTTCACAACCACATTTCCAAATGCGCCTCTGAAACCAAATACTTCATCCCCAACACTTATCTTACTATTTATTGCATTCGCAAAGGTATATGTTGTCGTAGTACCATCATTTGCAGCATTAACAATCTCAGCGAATGCTGGTTCATAGTGCTTGACCTCTTTAACAAGACCAGCACCATTAATTTGTGTTGTAGTAAATGTACCACTTGTTTGATTTATATAATCTCTTTCGACAACACTCTTAATAACATCTCCAGTATACACAGGCCCAAAGAAGTATAACTTCATAGTGAATTCTAGTGCATAAGATATGACACGTCTTTCAGTGAAGTCACCTTCATATGTGTCTTCCATATTAACACTAGTTAATTGAATTGGTACGTCTCTAATGTCTGACATAGAATCTACCATCTTCATTGTAACTGTATACTCGGGTTGAAAGTATGGTAAGATTTGTTCTACAATCTGTAGAGCATCATTCATATTCTTTGCAAGAACATTCAAAGTAAAGTTCAAGTTGTACGGAGCTGGTTGGTATTGATATCCTCTCTTATTACCATCACTAGTTTCTAGTTGCGATTTACTGTGACGTAATAGTTTATTTTGTTGTCTAGTAGCATCATACTCAAACCCTGTAAGTTCGAATGCAAGTCTTGGTAAAGATATCGCACTTCTATTGTTATCACTTAAGTCTGCTTCTTGTTGTAGTCTGGCGAGGAACTTTTGTTTTGGCCCATATGAAATTGGAACCTTCTGTTCATGTAATACAGTTCCGTCTTCTTTTATTTTCTTGACTGTTATGTTATTAAATACGGTACCAAAGATTGACACCGCTCGCTTCATTGTCTCATTATAAAAAAATGTTCCAAACATTATGTAACCTCACCGAATGGGTTTGTCTCTGAGAAGTCTAAGTATCCATCTGCTTTTGTTTCAAAGTCTTTGTTTTGTGCAGATTTATCATAAGAGAAGTTTAAAACATCTTCAATACTATAAACAATATATTCTGCTCCTGAGTCTACACCTATGAGTGTATTACCAACAGCAATCGCTGTAGTGTTATCTTTGATATTCAGTTCTCTAGTGGTAGGAACCCAACCAACAACTTCACCCACAACTGCACCACCAAGGGTAACATTCTCACCACGTGTGTAGTTTCCAGTACCATCTGCTTGTAGAATCATATCTATTGTGTAGGCGTTTTCAGTTTCAATTAAGTCGACAGCACCACCAACATCAAAATCTTCTCCACTGTATTCAAAGAGTTCACATTGTAATTTAAATACAAATAGTTTTCCAACTTGATAGAAAGGATTTTCGTGTTCTACAAATTTGATTTCAAACATAGAACCACTAAGTGGGAAGTAAATCAAGTCTCCTTCGTTTGGTCTTAATGATGTTGCAAGGTTAGAGTCTAGTGATATAAATCTTTCCCACGTTCTTAAAGAAAGAACAAAGGTTGCTTGGTCTCTTACTTGTATACCAAACTTGGACATAAGGTCTCCTTCTCCCTCATATCCTTCTGTATTTTCTAAATACATTTCTACAGAATATGCATCTCCAAATTTAGACTGTACATCTTCACCAAGTATAGAGTCTTCCTCTACAATTTCTCTTGGTAGATAGTACGTCTCATTACCATACATACGTAATGACTCAACAACCAAATCTTCGTATAGGTGTTGTTCAGTCTGTACTGCATGGTTAAAAAATACGTTTGTTGGCATATATTATCCCATCATATCGAGAACTGGCATTTCAAAATTCAGTCTCGACTCTTCTTCTAATCTTGTAATTTCTTCTTGCGCTTCAGTTTTCATCTGAGTAGCGTCTAGTGTGACTCCGCCTGGAAGTTGAATACCTGAGAACTTAGATAAATTTTCACCCCACTGATACTTAACTAAAGCGGTACAATACTTTTTCAACCACATATCGTTATAGATATCAGTCATATCTGTTGGGTCTAACTTTCTATAACACTCGATGACAATGTACTCACCTACGTTAAATTTCTCAACACTGTAGTCTAGATACAATCTATTTGAGTGTGACTTGTATCTGATTGGAACTTGTCCAACTAGAATATCATTCATCATAGATAGATGCGACTGTACTTGAGCATAGTATAAAACACTAGTTGATGTTAAATCCCATAAATCATTGAGTCTTAACTGATACTGGATATCAAACATACTCGATGTTGTGCCTGAACTGAATGGAAATACTTGTATTACACTTAACACATGTTCGGGTAGTGTGATGTAACTATTACTCTCTAAGTACGTCTGATTTGATACAGCTTGTGTACCAGTTGTAGCTGCGTTATGTGTTGCATTCGTTTTAAATGAGTCAATATCTGCTTGGGTTAGTTGGTGTTTTAGATATGTTTTAACTGCACCATCGTAATGGTACTCTCTGAAATACTGAAGACCCTCATCGATTCTATCATCGAATTGGTCATCATCAACGTTAACCTCTAGTACAGGAGCTCCGAGTTTTCTTTTTATATACTCTTTTAAAGATGCTTTTGAATTTGGTTCTGCCATGTTTTAAATCCGTAGTATTTGTGTCTACTACTATTTATAACAGTTGAGAACCTATTCTTGGAAGTAAGTTTTAGAAACTACTCTATCTAGTTTAGAATCTAGTTTATCCATCTTGTCGATAATTCTCTGAAACTCTATTTCTATTTGGTCTCTTGTGACATATTCACGGGCTATTTCTTCCCTAGTTTTATTAACCAAAATGTCTATACGTTTTTGTTCGGATAAGAGTGTTCTAACAAGAAATCCCATAGGTAGGACAAAAAGTGTTAGAAATATATTCCAAAGTACGCCTGGCGAGATAGCAATTTCCATACAGTTATTTAGGAAAGAGTATTGGTTACCCCTGCTCTTTTTCCCAGTC